ACCTTTACATTAGGCGGCAAGGTATCTGTAACTATCCGGATTAAGTGCCTAGTCATCTTGGCGCATTTACGGCATTTATAAGTTATCTCGACCATTGGACACCCTTCAAGATTGAGTCCATGGGACGCAAGTTTATTTGACTAACCCACCATGAGTTTGATTGATCCGATTTAAATCTAGGAGACTTAGCTACTTCTACCGGAATCCAGCCAATAATCGTGTAGTTAGGCGATTCTCCGACTACTAACACCGCTAAATCACTATCCCGGTCGCTTGGCTTAACGATTAGGTGGCCGTCTCGCCAAGAAGTGTGTTTAACCTCAATTCGAGATCCAACATCGGCCAAATTCTTAAACGTGTTAAGAGTGGGTTCGAAATCGGCAATTCCCAAATAGCGAGCTACAACCATTTCGGCTCCAATAGCTTCGGCGTCCCGGGCGATTGATTTGGCTAGGTTAAGTTTTTGAATAGCCCCTTCCATGGGATTATCCATTTTGGCAGCTCTAGCGTAGGCAATAGCTAAAGCGTTAAATTCATCATTTACTGTTATGGTTTTATTTACCACGGAAACACTTATCGCATTGGTAGATTAGATCTAATCCGTTGGCTTTAATAGAATGAAGCTCTATTTTAGGTTTAATTGCTTGGCATGAGTCGCATTGATCGCATTGGTTTAGCGGAATAGCTTCGGCGTATCCCATTACTTCACCTCGCAAGCTTGGATAGTTTTACAACGAACGATTTTGTAAATAGTCCCGTCGCAAACCGTAATTTCAAAAACGTAATCATAATCAGTTCTGCTACTTGGAACCCAAATAATCTCGTGAGCTTCAATTTTTGTAGTTTTAGCCATTAGTTCTCCCAAACAGCTTTACATTGGAAATCCCGGTTTTTGCTAGGGCATGTCCAACCCTTGTAAGGCTTGCCGGTTTTAGGGCTAACACCCTCTTTTCGGATCATGAATCCATGCTGACATTCTTTATCGCCGGGTTGGCCTGTAACAATCGCTTCGGCCAATTCTTCTAAAGCTTCACCCACGTTTTTGACTTCTCCGGGAGTCCAGACGTTATCTAAAGATTTAGGGAATGGGACGTTAGCTACCTTTTCCACCCGATCCATATCTTCATAACTTGGCCGATTATCACTTGGCGTTAAAAGCTTTATAGCTCTTGCTTCCGAGCTTGTAACAGTATCTTCCACGAACCATTTTTTCATGTTCTCCGGAAAGAACGCAACGTTACCGTAGGCATAATCAACGACGGCAGGTAACAGGTCGTTATAATCGCGATAAATCTCGGTTCTAACGGTTATGTAGCCCTTGGCTAAATCGGTCTGATCTTTAACGTGATCCGGAATAATTCTTCCGTTGGGAAATTCTAGCCAAAAGCGTTTTATCGTGGCGTTAGCGGTTTCGTAGTTATCTAGGAAATTAGCCATTTTTAGACTCCCGACCCTTTAATGCAGGGTGGCGGCTTATATTGCGGCCTATTTCATAACCCTTGGATTTACCGTCCCTAAAGCCTTGTGAGTAGCCGTAAAGGCCAGTTAGAAAGGCGATTATTATCATGTAGATAGCTATCTGAATTTGTAGCGTCATGCTCATTTTTTTGCTCCCGTCGGGAGTCGGTATTTCCGCTCCCTGCCTATATGGTGAGCGTTAAAAGCTACTTAGTCAAACAACGCGCTTAGTTTTCGGCGTGTCTTGGCCGTTTTTTGCTTGCGTAACGGAATTAGAACCACCGATAAATCCCACCGCGCCACCGACTAGGGCAGAACCTAAAGCGGTAAGTAATTGGGTAGCCGCCGAACTAATTGGGTGATCTTCATGAAGAACCACGGCAAGGAAAAACGCTCGGCCAAAAGCTCCAACGGCAATAATTAAAACTAGAGCTACGGCTCCCTTAGCCAAAATTAAAGCTACATCGTCTTTAGCCTTTGTTTGTTTTCTCATTTTTTATCCATAAGAATTAAATAAATCTGATCCACACGCCCGGATAGCGTCCGAAGTTCATCGCGCATAGAATTACCACCATTAGGTAAGAGCTCTCGCATTATTGATTTAACTAGAAAACGAATAGCCGAGTAAATCGAGCCGGTTAATGTAATTAGGCATAGAACTAGCGCGATCCACTCGGTAGAATTCATTTACTTAGATCGCCCGAAAGCTTGATCTCCGGGATTTAGCCAACGCAAGATAACCGGCAGTAGCGCGGCCATTCCCGCACTTAGCAAGGCTTTTGGATCTGTAACCCCTGCTAGATAGCAAGCGATAGAAGCGGCGGCGAATGAGCGAGCCCAAGACGCGGCCATGGCTTTAGCGTTTTTCATTGTGTTACCTTCTCTCCTTGAGTAGCCCCGGGAGTTTCATAAAGCGGCCGAATTACCGCTTTTATGAAATCTTTAGATCTTGTCTTTACATAAACACCCTCGCCATTAGCTTGAGACTTTTCTCCGGTATTGCCTTCAATCGTTTTAATGGTTTGAGTCTTAGGGTCAAAGTTTTTAATAGCTAGGCCAATATGTTGCGCTTGACCGGATTTAGTAAAATCAAAGATTAGAAGATCGCCTTTTTTTGCTTTTTCGGTTTGAATTATCCGTTTATTTTTTATACCCCAAGCCAAGGTTTTAGCGCATGAAGCCGTTATAGGTATAGCTTCATGTAAGCCGGCTTGAATAAATACCGCGCTAATAAAAGTATTACACCATGGTTGATTATTGGCATGGCCGGCCACCGAAGCGAATTTGTTTAAGTTGTTTAAACCTTCGACATAACCCACTTCGGCCACCGCTAATTCGATTGCTTTATCTTTACTCATTGAATCTATGGGATAGGTTCAACCGGTGGTAAAGCGTTATAAGCGTCTTGAACTTGCTTCCAAGTTGGCTTAGCTCTTTCGTCCAACCAATTTAAGTTATCGAACGATTCTTTTGTGTTAGCAGTAGTGCTACCGAAATACTCGGCGGCCGGAATTAAAGCTTCGATTCCTAGTGCGACGTCCATAATTAACCTACCTTTGTTATAGAGACTTGGCCGTAGATATTATTGCCCCAACCTTGACTAGCACCAAAACCATTATCTGCCTTAGTAGTGCCGGCGCGGTGTTGTAGTTCGAAAGCTTTTGTTCCCGCGATTGTAAAAGTTCCCGATAATGTCGAGGAAGGTTGAATAACTAACGCTTCTCCGGATCCACTATTTTGTCCGATAATTGTAGTACTACCGTCGGTTATGTTCTGTAATCTAACTTGATGATCATTGACATAAAATCCGGGAGCACTAGCAATAACGTAATAAGTGCCGGCGGGTAAGGTTATTTGATTGCTTGCCAAGCTTGCGCTAGTAATTCCATTAAATTGAGTTGTGTTTAAATCTCTAGTTCTCCACGCGCCGGTGGTAAAAGTTCCACCCGCAGTTCCCGAAGATTTTGTGTCGTTGAAAGTCGCGGTTTGGATTGAGCTTCCCGCGCTAGCCCAAGCTAAGCCGGTAGCGGCGGTAGAATCTGCCGTTAAAACTTGCCCATTACTTCCAACGCCTAAACGTGCGTCCACGGTTGTAAAGGTGAATAAATCGCCTTTAGTAGTTAATGGCGTTTGATCGGTTGGGGTAGTCCACGTAAAAGCTAAATTTGTGTTAGAGGTTTTGCTTAACACTTGCCCGGTAGTTCCACCGTTTAAGTATTGGAAGGACGTATCGACGCCCTGACCGAAAACGGCAAAATCTGCCGGTAGATCTGTAACTAGATCGGTGGACGTCGGCATGACCCACCCGAAGTTAGTTGTTGGATTAGCCATTTTTTCTCCTTACGCGACTATCGTCGCATTTTCCCAAGTTAGAGTCGGATTGATTGTATTCCAACGCTCCGTAATTGGAACGGAGTTCCACCTCATAGCTTGAAGGCTAAAGGATAACGGAGAGACGAATAACTGTATTGAAATCTCATTATAAGCGGCTTGGAGTGTCCAACCTTCGACGAAGCCTTGAAAGTTACCGGAATTCATATTAAGCGGAAGGTCGGTAACGTTGACGGGCATACCCATAAAAACGTTAATAAGTGAATCTCTATCGCTATCGTCAATTTGAGCATTTGTAAGATCGTAAGTAATCGAATTGAAAACGGGTCTTGGATAAGCTCTAAGCTCTAAATAAAAATTGGCTTGAGCGGTGGCGTCATGGGTATTTTTTAAATAAGTATTGAAAACTTGAGCTAGTGATCCATAAAGACCGATAGATTGGGGATTTCTAGCTTCTACGTGGCTAGCCGCACTTGCCCCATATTGAATCGTTACGTCATTTCGGACGTCTCCGGCGCGTGTTCGGATCTTGAGTCCGGCGGCTCTAGCTTGTGCCGCGCTAATTTCTACGTAGCCGTTAACCGATAGATACTCGGTTCGGTGGGTTGAATCTGCGTAGCCGATTTGGCCGGTGGCCGATTCATATAAATAACCAAGGCCGGATAAAGCTATTTGAGAAGCTAGCGAATAAGAATCCACGGGATCGGCCGCTCGATTGATCATTAGATAATCTCCGGGACGATCTACCTCACCTAGCCCGTTATTTTCGGCATTTGCCCAAGTTACGGTCGGATTATAAGTTCCCCAAGTCAAGGCCGCCGGGACGTTTTGCCATTGATTAAATAGCGTCTCTTTTAAGATTTGATAAATTTGATTTCCGTCGTAACCTTGATTTAAAGCCTGATTAAATAGAGTTTTGGGTAATTTCGAAAGAGCTCCTAAAGCGGTAATCCGGTAACTTTGTGAATAACCAACATTTCCGATTTGGGTAATACTTAATTCAAGATCCGAAATCGTGCCGCCAAAAATCGGGACGAAAGTCTCGGTGGAATCTTGTAATTCGATAGATACGCTTTGGCTGACGTTAAATAATAAATCTGATTGATCTAAATTTATTACGGTTAAATTGACGTAACCGGCTACCGGTTGTTGGTAAATATCGGTTCGCCCAGAAGTAATAGTTAGATCCGAAAGAATTAAATTCGTGTATTCAACCGAATCAATTTTTAGTCGCCATACCGGAGAAAATTGGGACATTAGAAACTAATCGCTCCAATAAGGCCGCCGGCTCCTAGAGTTCCTCTAGCTTGTGATCGGTTGAGAATATCTACAATTTGGCGAGCGGTGGATTCTGAATCTACGGCTCCATTTACGGTTAAATTAATAGTGTTCATTGGGCTAGTTAGGAAATTATCTTTATAGTTTAAAATTGCTTGATCTAAAGCCGGTAATCCTGCCGGCGGCGCAACGAATTTAGGAGCCGCGGCGGCTACTGCTTTAGAACCGCCCGACGTGGAAGCCGGGAGAGTAGGAGATCCTGCTCCAATACTATTAATCGCCGCTGACGAACTAGATCCAAGAATAGAAGCGGTCGTAATTTTAGGAGCGGTCATAGTGAGCCCGCCAATTTCGCTAACATTTGGTAAGAATGGAATAGCGTTATAAGCGCGAATTAGTAAATTAATGCCTGATATTGCGCCGTTAATAAGAGTTGTAAATCCGTCGATAACTTTTGCTACTACGGTAATTACTCCGGCGGCTATTTTTCCGACTACTTCTAGGGCTCCACCCAATACCTTGCCCAATACCGGCGCGACGTATTCTTGAATGAATTGGCCAAACTTTAAAAATGATTCCTTATTATCTGCTATTGCGTCTCCAATATATCCAAAGGCCTTGCGTAAGCCTTCAAAGATTGGAAGAAAAATAACTTTAATTGTGTTTCCAAGAGTTAGGAAATAAGTAGTTAATCCACTTGAACCGTTTAGAGCGTCGGATACTTTAGTAAAGATTGGAAGGATATTGTCTGAAATAAACTTTAATAAAGTTTGTAGGATTGGAAGTAATGCCGTTCCAATTGATTCTTTAGTCTCATCGAACGCAACTTTTAACCGATTAATTCGGCCTTGGTAAGTGTCGGCATTTGTTGCGGCTTGGCCGCCAAAAGTATTTGATAGGGTTTTAGTAATATCGTTAAAATCCATTGTTTTAAGTTCGGCGGAAGATAAACCAATTCCAAGTTTAGCTAAAGCCCCGGAATTACCTTCAAAACTTTTGCCCAACGCATTAGACACCGCCTCAAGCGATTTCCCGGATCCCGCCGAAATATCTAACGCAAGAGATTGTAAACGTTGAGCTTCGCTAGAATCTTTCGTAGCCCGAAGTAATCTCTCCAGGCTTGGCCTTAATTCTTTATCGGTTACTCCAAAGGCTAATTCGGTTTTCAAAATATAATCTTCGGTAGCTTTTATTTGGCCGTCGGTTGCGCCTGTAACATTTTGTAAAGTCGTTGCCAATTTAGCTTGTGCGGCTTCATCTTCTATTGCCGCTTTTACTGAATCAATACCGATTTTAATCGCGTAAGCTCCGGCCGCCGCCGTAGCCGCCGCTAAAGCTACTCCTGCTTTTTTACCAAAATCGCTAACTTTACTTCCGAAAGATTCGACGTCATTATTAGCGGCTTTGAGTGATTTATTTAAATCCGATACGTCTCCGAGAATGGAGAGCTTTAGGGTTCTAGATCCGGTGGCCATTATGTCCATTCCTTAATTATTTCGCTAAAGCCGTTTTCCCATTGGTTTAAAATATAAGGTTGCTCTTCTCTTAAAGTTGGATAAATAAACCAACCTTTAGAGCCACGACCGAAAGAGCCTGACCAGACCGGGAACTGCTTAAATTTATTGGATCCAAATTCCGATCCACCCCATAACATTTGGGTAGTAGCTCCACCGCTAAATTTCTGCGACGCAAAACCAAAAGATAGCTCTCCGATTTTGGAAGATTTAACTACTCTAGAGCCTTGCGTAATTCGCCCGGCTACTTTACTAGATCTTAAAGATTCGGATTTAGTTTGGATTTTCTTTTGAACGTATTCAGCTAAATCTCCGGATTGTTTTTTAGCTTGAGCGGTGGCTTCTTCGTCCATGGCTTTAAAAGCGCGAGTAATAGCCCGAAGATCGCTTTTATCGTAAGCGATAGCTTCACTTGCCATTTTTACTCTCCAAGATCTCTAGTGCCGTGTAAATCTGCTCCGACGTTTCCCAATATGACATCGGGATATTCGTCGCTATTGCGAGTTCGACTAAGAGTCTGCTTAGACTTCCTCGCTCGTAGCTTTTGGGTCTGCCTCTCCCACTTGAACGTCGGCTACTGTCTCCGTCCATGCTTCTAGCGGCTTAACCGCTTTACCGCCAGCGTTACGTTTCATTGAGTTATAAGCTAAAAATAGGAAATCTGAAATTCCCATTTTCTCGCTAGCTTGCGAAATCGTGTAACCCGTTTTCGCTTCCCACTTAACCCACTCCGGCGGTTGAACGATATAGGTTTCGCTAGATCCGTCCACGTGCTCGATTGTTATCGGTAGTTTCATGCTCCCGGCCTCTCGTTAATCGATTATTGGTGTCGTTACGCAAGTGAAGGATAGCGAGACGGTTTGAGCGTCCGGCGCGGTTCCACCTGCGGAAGGTTGAATAGGTTGAACGTCGAATAAAAATACGGTTCCGTTTTCTGCGGTTAATGAAACCGGAAGCGGTGTATTAGGAGCTGAAGTAGCGGCCGTCCATAGAGCGGCGCATAATGAATCTTCCGCGCCCCAATCTGCGAGCATTTCGACCGCGAAAGTTCCTTGGGTGTCCGTGGTGTAATACGCTTTTCCGGCTAAAGTCTGATAAGTGTTAATAGTTGTATCGACGGTAAGAATTCCGCTAGTAGCTTGAGAGCTAAATTGATCTCCGTCAATAGTGAAGCTCACGTCTCTACCGGTGATTATTGTAGTTGGCATTGTTTCTCCTTAGTTTTCTTGGGTGTAATAAGTCGCGACCGATAGATCGGCGGTTAGGAAATTTCCCGTTCCTACGGTTGTTACTCCCGGACGTGTTACATCTCCGACCTCATAACCGTTAGGCATGGCTCCGAGAATATCGATCATAAGTTTTTCTAAATTATCTAAA